TCAAACGTACCCCTGCCAGAGCTGGTAATCGCACCGCTGGAGATGGTTCCCAAGCCCGAGAGATTGGTGTTCAGGTTGAAGGTCGTGCCTGACAGCGACAGGTTTGTGCCAGCGGTGTAGGTGGTGTTGGTGTTTGTGTCAGTGCTGCTGATCGTGAAGTTCGGATACGTCCCGCTCACACTGGTATCGCCAGACCCGGTCAACGACACCGTTTGGTCGGGGGCAGAGTTGGAGAACGTGGTGCCAGTTAAGGTGATACCGGAGCCAGCGGTGTAGGTGGTGTTAGTGTCTGTGTTTGTGTCAGTGCTGCTGATCGTAAAGTTCGGGTATGTGCCGCTCACGCTAGTTGCACCAGAGCCTGTCAGCGATACAGTCTGGTCAGCTTGAGCGGCGGTGGCGTATGCAGTCGCGTCGGTTGTCGCTGCGCTGCCCAGACCCAAGTTAGTCCGCGCAGTTGCGGCATTCGCCAGATCTGACAGGTTGTTCACAGTGAGGGCCGAGCCGCTGACATCGGCATACGCAGCCAGCCACTGGCTTCCGTCGTACACCCGCATAACATCGTTAGTGGTGTCGAAATACAACGCACCTGTAATCAGGGCGTTGCCGTCGTTATCGACAGACGGGTCGCTGGCTTTTTGCCCCAAATACCTGTCATCGAAATTATCCAGTGCCGCCAAGGCTGCGTCTTTCGCTGCGCTGGCAGAGCTTGCCGATGCCGCAGAGGATGTCGCGCTGGTAGCTGCGTTTGTTTCGCTGGTCGCCGCGTTGGATGCGCTAGTTGATGCACTTCCAGCCTGCGTGGTCGCCGTGGTGGCGCTGCCAGATGCGGATGTAGCCGATGCGGCGGCAGATGTGGCCGATGAGGCAGCGTTTGATTCCGCAGTTTCAGCAGCAACCTGAGCAGCTTCACTGGCATTTTTCGCCGTCAAAGAGCTTGCGGCACTGGCCGCGCTGTTTGTGGCCTGCGTGGTCGCCGTGGTGGCGCTTGACGAGGCGTTGGATTCACTGGTGGCCGCATTGGCTGCGGAGGCTGCTGCCTCACCGGCCTTGGCGGTTGAAGTATTAGAGCTATTAGAGGCTGACGTGGCCGAGGAGGCCGCAGCGGTTTCACTGGCGCTGGCTGATGACGCAGATGAGGCACTTTGCGAGGCGCTGCTCGCGCTCTGTGCCGCCGATGTCGCTGCCGCGCTTTCGCTGGCTGCGGCATTCGTCTCCGCAGTCTCGGCGTTTGTCTCAGCCGTCTCGGCGTTCGTCTCCGCAGTCTCGGCGTTAGTTTCCGCAGTCTCGGCTGCGGTCTTCGCTGACTCGCTCGCTGCCTGCGCTGCCTCGGCTGCTATCTTCGCGGCCTCGGCGGCGTTCTTGCTCGCCAGCGCGTCAGCCGTGTAGGCGTCGGTGGTGGTCTGGTCGGGAGAGCCTTGGAAGAAACCACCAGAGGTGTCAGTCTGGGTTACCGCGTCCTCTTGTATGGTGGACTCGGTTGCGTCTTCAGAACCTACCTGCGTGGCAGGCGGGTTATCCTTAAAAAATCCAGCCATCTTAGTATCCCATCTTGACTTGAGCCGTGGCCCCTGCGTACTCCGCTGATCTGGCGTGCTGAATCAATCGACCCATTGCATTCTGGTATCCGCCTTCCCATCGGCTGCTGTCGCTGCCTAGATAATTAGCGGCTTCAGCTAACGTGCTGTATAGGTACAATTCAGGCGCAGATGCAAAAACCACATTGCTTGTGGCGCTGCTTGTTAAACGCCCTGGGTCATAGTAATAGATCATCCGCAACTCATCAGATGCGCCAACCGTAGGCACCGGAAAGAATCGAAGACGATATGTCTCACGGGCAAAAACCTCTGGACTGCTGCCAGAACGTGAAACGTAATTGTGTAACTGTGTCAGGCTTACACGGCTAAGAGGATCGTAGTTCCACAGGACATCTTTAACTTCTAAAAAGTCCGAAGGCAGCGTGGCGTAGCCGTCACTGCTCAAAGTTAAAAGAATCGTCTTTTCATTAACGGGTGCTCGAAGCTCATGAAAGATACGATTCTCCGCAAGCTCGATAAAATCTGGTATGACGTTGGTTAGGTCTTCCCTATTCAACCAATCTGCGACGGATAGCTTCAGGCCATCATAGGTGGTTATGCTCATAACCTTCCGCCTCTAGTTCTTAAATACGCATACTCCGGTGAATTCAGCTTCTTCTTAATCTTTTGCTGGTCTTCATATGTCGGAGCCATCATGTTGATGCCTTCTTTCATCCACTCCATTACAACCACAGCAGGTATAGACGCAACTCTTGCGGTGTCGCCCCATTTAGTGTGCTTGTCAGCCGCGTTGGCATCTCGGATGTTTTGTTGAATTATTGGCGTGATGTCCTGCGTGTGCGCCACATGCAGCTTATCTTCCATCTCGTCGTGAACTATATGCGATTTTAAATCAGACATATATAACCCTGTGTTGTTTTAACCCATAGCTGTTGTAATCGCAGGCGTAGAGAAGGGTGTCTCCCCCCGAAGGGGGAGACTTTGCTCAGGGGAGGGATGAGCAAACTTTACGCAGTCAGTGCGTCGATCTTGCCGCTGGCCTTGTCGTTTTCACAAACCAAGGTCAACTCAGTCAGCATCTGACGCTTATCGCTGTCGCCGGTCTTAGCCAGAACAATCGTCTGCATCGGACGCAGAACCGCTCGTGACCAATACTCAGTGTCCAGAACCAACACAGTGTTGGCGTTTAGGAAACGATTAGGAACAACAGACACCTGACCGAAAGGTGAGATGATGATGTCCACTGCGTTAACCAGCGTGGTGCCAGTAGCGAAATCACGCTGACGGCCTGACGCCGTTGCGAAACCTGCAACCGTTACAGAGTGAGAAGGCGTCACTTGAACCTGATTAGGCTCACCACCTTCCTCGTAACATTTTTGCAAAACGTCTAACAACAATGCTTCGCTGAGTGCTCGATTTGAACCTGCTGTGTTGGTTGTAGCAGCGGCGATCTGGTTAGCGGCAGAGGTCAACTGGCGTGCAGTTGTGCCGTTACCAGCGGTGCCAGCTTGTCCAGCGCCTACAAAGCTGTGTTCGATGTCGCGCTTGATTTCCTTACCGGCTTTAGCAATAGCGTATGCCAGATCGCTAGTGCGACCATAGGTGCCTACTGCTTCAGCGGTTCCAGAAACCTGTACCACTTTCTCGAAGATTTGCGTGTTAGCAGTCTTTACGGTCTGAGTGATCGTAGAGGCTGTACCTGCGTCTGCGCCTTCAACGCTGGCGTTAGTCCCAACAGCAGCCAATTCGTCTTGTAGCCATTGATGCAACGTTGCAGCCGCAGTTGAAGAACCGATGCTAGAAAGCATTGGGGTTGTCGTGGGCGAGATGTCGTAAATGATGTCTTCTACGTCTTCGCGCTTACCTACCTGGTCAAAGGTCTTGAGGGTGCCTGATACTGTTGGCATTTTATTTCATCCTATTCAAGAGGGCAGCAGCCGCATCGTCTACCGTGCCGGTCTTTCTTAGTCGCTCCCGTGTTTTACGGGCGCTTTCGGACTGAACCGCTTTGCTAGAATCTGCTTTGCCACCAGACAAAGTTTTAGTCGGTGACGGCTTAATTTTCTTTTTAGCCGTAACCTGTTTTGCCTGATCGAACAACATGGCTTTATGTAAAGCTGTGATAATTCGGTGATCAGCGACTTGGTTAAACTCCTCCGCGCCTACACCTAATTCCTTTTGAGCATAATCCCCGATCTTGTAATACAAGTCGTTGTTCCAATTAGGGATATTCGTCTTCAACACAGTCAGGCTTTCAGCCGCAGCTTCTTTGTGGGCTTGCTCGCTCTGTTGCTGTTGTTGTTCCTGAAACTGTTCCGCCTGCGCCTGTATATAGTTGTAGGTGGACTGAGTTTGCTCAAAAGCAGCTTTAGCCTGCTTGTACTGATCAGGATTCTCTACCGCTACCGCTTCCCAGTTCACACCCTGAAAGCGTGAAAGGTCTGCATTCGCAGCAGATAGAAGTGCATTCATGGTCGCCTGAGTCTGTTCGGTTTGGGCTTCATAAGCCTTCCGCTGCTCTGCTACCGCTTGCGTCTTCTTCGTGTAGTCGCTTTGTCTGAGATAACCAAGTTTCAGTTCTTCGGCTGTCAGGCTTTCGCCGTCAACCTCAAACGTCATCTCTTCAGATTGTTCCTCCTCAGAATCATCGGTTGGGTCTTCTTCGACCTCCTCATCTTCGGCGGCTTCTTCTTCCGGTATCTCTTCAAACTCTGCGTCTACCGTTTCGGCTTCGTCAGCCTCTTGATCGGATTCGTCCTCACCTTCGGGTTGTTCCAGTTCGGATTCCAAAAGCGCGGTTAATCTGTCGATCTCGCTTGAAACAGCGGAGTCCTCGGAGGTCTGTTCCACTGTTTCGTTTTCTACTTCAGCCATTTTACTCACCATCTTGTTGCTTACGCAACTCTAAGTTGTTGATTAATTGAGCAAATTGCTGCACGAACATCTGGCCCGCTTTGAACATAGAATAGAGCCTCTCACGCTCTTTCTCTGCTTCAGCAGGCGTTTGCAATATCTGATCCACTATCCCCTGGTTCATCATCTGGAACGCTTCGTTGAACACTTGCGAGTTCATCATTGCTTGCGCTTGATCTGCTTTTGCTTGTACTTCGTTTAGTTCCATCGTTTCTAGGTCGCTCATCCTTAAAGTCCTCTGCGGGTTGCTTTGCTTTGGTTTTCCTCTTTCGAGGCTTCTTTTCTGGAGTGGCAGCAGATTGCTGCTCCCTGTACTCCGAAAAATCTTTGAAGGCTTGCTTCACGTTTTTGTGAGAAGCCTTCTTCTGCTCTATGGCTTTTTTGATAAAACTATCGAATCGTGAAACGTCACTCATTAGCCGATACTCACGTTGCGGTTCTGCGTCTTCTCTAGCAATAGTTCAGCTTCGTCCATCGCCATCTGGTGCTTCATCTTCTCTGCGTCCATGAGCAAGCGGGAATCCTCCGTCTCTTCTTGGTGCTCCTGCTTGTCACGCTCTATGACGCTACGGTTCTGCTCTTTCAAGATGTCTAGCTCTAGCTGGCCTTCCTGAACGCTAACCTGCCGTTGCAGCATTTCTGCTTGGAACTCAATCTGCTCCATTTGCATCTGCTCTTGGCGCTGCGCCTCTTCTTGCTGCTGTTGCTGTTGCTGCTGTTGCATCTGCTGGAACTCTGGAGAGTTCGGATCTGCTAGATACGCGGCCCCATCTTTGATGTTCAAAAGCTCAAAGGCTCTACTGAGCATCGCGTGCCGCTGCTGCTGGCCGTACAGGCCACCTAGCGTTGGGTCTTGAGGGTTAGAAGTGAACTGCGTGTCCAAGCTCAACAGCATTTGAGCTTCCTTAGCCTGCTCATCAGGTGTCAGCGCAACCGCAACAGTCATCTCAGTACGATCACCAAGGAAGGCGGGGTTCACCGGCATGAACTGACCGTCTAGCTGTAGGAGCTTCTCTTCGTTCTCGTACTCCACCGCAAGCCGATACAGGTCGTGCATCAAAGGCTTTAGGAAGTTCTCTGCCAAGTTGCGCGCCATAATCATGATTCGGCGGTTACTGGCGTTCATGAACGTGTTAATCAGATCGCTAGAGTTCTGCTTGCTGACCGCAGTCGTGTCCATGCCTTTGCTCATACGACTTGAGCCTGAACGAGCTTCCTTTTCCTGCTCAAAGTTCTCAATCGCTGTGTACACGTTGCCGTTAAGCTGCGGAGTAGGCAGTGGCCGCACCACGTTCTCAGGGTTCGGTGAGTTCACGTCAATCACCGCGCCGACGCGGTTGTCCAACAGGTCTCGCGGATTCTTAACCAACGATAAGTTGGCAACCCAACGACTTGTTGTTGTTAAAAACAAATGATCGACCACGCCCCGCTTCAAAGATGACTGCGTCTTCTGCAAGTCGCATAGAACGTCAGCAAGGCTCATGCCGTAGAAGCGATGAGGTAGCGGAAACGGGCAGAAGCTGCGGAACGGCATCTCGCTGACCATCTCAACGTCCAACATCACTCGACGGCTATGGATAACCTTGTAATACACGCACTCGTTCATCTCTGCGTCGTGCTTCTTAATGTATGACTCGTACAGCGTGACGTACTCTCTGTCCCTGGAGTCGTTTATGCCAGTTGAGTCTTTGCGGAAGCTGTCTATAGAGTCCCGCCCTAGCGAACCGTCCTCTTTCAGCATGTCTTCTTCATCAAGACGATCCACAATAGACTGATCAAACCCTTCGGACAGCAACTCGCCACGGGTTCTAGCCATGCGGTGTGAACAGAAGTCGCTGCTCTCAATGTCTTTAGCTCGTGGGCTGATCAAGAAGTCCTCTGGCTCTACCGTCTCAACGCACACCTTGCTGGTGTTTATGCGCTTGTGAGCTACTCCTGAGATAGACATCTCCGAATACTCAACCCCTGTCTGCGGGTCAACGACAGCGATCATCTCTTCCGCTATCTCAACAGGGGTCATAGACGGGTCAGACATCATTACGTTGAACTCAGCCTCGCTGATGCCTTCAAACTCCATCGTTTCGTAGCGGTAATCGTTCTTCCAGTAACGCTTCACAATGCCGGTCTTAGCAACCAGTGCGTCGTGGATGACTGACGATAAGATCCGTTGCCCGTCGTTCTGACGGTAGAAGTTGTAGTTAACCCACGCGGTAGCCATGCGTGCGCCCATCACATCCTCTGGGGTCTGAGCCTCGAAGCGGCAGATGTTCTTGTCCGCGCTGAATGTCTCTAGCAGCAGAGCCTTTACACCCTCTACCGCGTCGAACACATCCATCGAAACGTGCTGGCTGCGCCCACGGATCTCGTTACCCATTGGCTCACCGTAGTAATACCGATGGCCTTTATCCCTTTGATCACCAACTTCGCTGTTCGCGTAGGTGTCTGCGGAGTCAATGTTCTGCTCAAGCGTACTGAGCAGTTCGTTTTCATCAATAGTCGTAATCATGGCTTGTGTAAGCTCCTGTTCGTGTGCCGACGTTCTCACGCTCTGCTCGATTTTGACCAAAACGGGTCACGCTTATTGCTGAATAGCGTGTCGCGTCCATGAGGTCATCAAACTCTTTGTGAATCTTGCCTTTCTTGCGGTGATACCTTCTAAATTCTTCAAACCAAGGTAACAAGTTGTTGAAAACCTTCAATCTTCCCGTGCGAAACCGCTCTAACATCTCCATCAAAGCAGGCTCGACGTAGTTTGTGCCGTCAGGGTTGGTAAATTTGCCGATCATCAGCACCCCAGCCTCCAAATACATCTCAGCCAAGGTCTTTCCGCTGCCTTTCTCAGTCGAATCCCCGTCATGCGGGTAAATAACCGGAATGTCTTTGCCCCTAGACTTGATTACCGCCGCGTGTATCGCCGGAACCTCGTCAGCCTTCTTATAAACGTCGTAAACGTAGATCGTGTCGGTGTCCGCGTTGTACGCAGTCCACACAACGGTGGTGGGGTGAGTGATACCAAAGTCAATCGCAGCCAGTTTCTTGTAGTGCGGCGGTATCTCAAACGGTTCGCACTTCACAGCCTCTTCCGCTATCGGGAACACCATGCCTTCCCCCAGTACAGGTATGCCCTTGCTCCGCATGTCCCGCTGGTACTCAGGTATAGCAGCCAGTAACTGCTCCTTCGTATCCTTATCTAAGTGTTTTGCGTCTTCCCATGTGGCATTTGCGAGGTGCTGACCTTTGGCACGGTTGTCCATGAACTGTGACACCAACTCAGTCACACCGTTCTCCGGCGTGAACGTCATCACCACATACCCGCCCTTGCCGTCGTTGCCAGTGGCTGTACGGGTTAGGCACTGCGGGTAGATCGTTGCATCAACAGGCTCTTCGTCAATCCAGATAAAGTCTTGGCTCGACCCCATCAAGACATGCTGACCCTGGGTGTACGACTTGAAGCTGACCGTGCTGGTGTTACCTCTAGCGTGCCGCACCGCCACATCCCTTGGGAGCCTTGGCGTGCCCATAGCAGGAGTCACTTGGTACACCAGCTTTTGCGGAATCAATCCGGAGCCGTCAAACTTACCGTCGCCAAGGTAGGCACCGAATAGCTCCTTAACCAACACGTCGCGTAGCTGCTCGCCGGATACCCCCAGGCACCACAGGCTCACAGGCCGATTGAACTGAACGCCTTCCCACCATTCTGGATATTCGCCTGTGAGGTGGAACGCAACCTCCAGCGCCATAGACGCAGTTTTGCCGACACGGTTTGCAGCCATCAACAGCCGTTGTTTATTGTCCTTACCAGATTTGTAGAATTCGGCTTGCCACGGGTACGGCTTGAAAAACTTCATACGGTTTTCGCGCTTGTGCTGCTTTACCAGTTCAATCGCTTTCGCCAATTCTTCCGCTTTCTCTTTTTGGGCCTCTGATAATTCAGGAGTCCCTTTTTTGCGAACCGCTTTTTGCGAAGTCACTTCTGCCACAAAACCGCCCCTAGTATGTATCTCGATATATCCCCATACACGGCATATAGGGGGAGTCCCAGATTTGCGAAGCCGTTTCTAACGATTCTTATCTGCCTCATGCCCTGCCCCATGCCGCCATTGCACCGATAATTGCACCAGCCACCCCGCCAGACCTCGTCCTGCTTAGCGTTGCGGCTGATGCCGCATCAGTCGCACCCTTATAGGCTTTCAGGATCGACCCCCGCGTCTATCAACGTCTGGAGTGCGCGTTGAACGTCGTGTGCGTGATCGTGTGAGATGTGGCCGGACACGTCGTGTTCTTGCCTGTCGCTCCAGTTGCCTCTGTCGCGGTTGCGCAGGTAGAACGTAGCCGCGGCCACGTTGGGCCTATCAGGGTCAGTAGCGGCCTGAAACAGTGAGTTCGTAACGGCACGGATGCCAGCGGCGCGGCCTTCCCTTAAAGCACGTTCAAAATGCTCGCAATCGTGCTTCCGTCTAGTAATGGTTGATTGACTTATTCCGAGCGCCTGCGCTATTTGAACCTCACTCATGCCTTGCGCCGCAAGCTGCCGCACTTGGTCTGTGTCAATCTCTACGGGTAGCCGTGCCATTTGTGCCCTTCAGCGTATAAATGTGCGTCAATTATGCCACTAGAAAGCAACCCTAACCCACTGATTGCTAACGAATTTTGCATAAATATCAACCTTTTGTTGATATATTGTTGATATGTCAACTACAGGTTGATATTGTCTGCGCATCACAAAGCAAAAGGTTGATGACATGACAAAGGAACAAAGACAAGAAAGCGCAGCACGACGGGCCACGCAACGGGCCGAGCATGATGCATACATGGTTACGTTTTGGGCCGAGCACGATGCATATATGGCGGCACGATGGGCCGAGATAGACGCAATCGCAGAAGCGCGCCGAGCGCGGCTTGAGCAGCGGCGACGTGCTTTGATCGTAACAACAGGGGGTGCCGAGTAATGCATTTCCAACTAGTCAAAAAATCAAGCAACGCCAAAATCGGGCCAATCCCTGCAACCAATAGCGCACGCGCAACATGCCCCCCAGCGTGCCCCCTGGCGGGTGCGGGTGGCTGCTACGCTGAGTCGGGTTTCCACACCCGATTGAACTGGGACAAACTCGACGCGGGGAAACGCGGCAAAGAATGGCGCGAGTTCGTGGCAGATATCGCGGCGTTGCCCGATGGCACGTTATGGCGACACAATGTGAGCGGCGACCTGCCACCCATCGCACCCGACGAAATCGACGACACCAAAGTGTCGGAGTTAGTTGCAGCTAATAAAGGTAAGCGCGGGTTCACCTACACGCACTACCCAATGGACCGCGTTAACTCGCGCATTGTCCGCGCTGCTAATTCTAGCGGGTTCACGATCAACGCCAGCGCAAACACTGAGGCGCAAGCCCTAGACTACGCCAAGCGCGGTTTGCCAACGGTAGCCATTATCAGCAAGCAAGAACGTGGTGAAAACTGGCACGGGTTTGAGCGCAGCGGCGTGCGATTCGTGCAATGCCCCGCTGAATATAAAGAGGGCGTTACTTGTAAGTCTTGCAAACTTTGCAGCCATGCAAAGCGTAAGACGGTTGTGGGCTTCACGGTTCACGGTACACGCGCAAAAAGCGCGGACATCATCGCAAGGGGGTAATTGATGGATTGGTACACTGTTTGGCTGCGGGAAGATTATCCCGAATGGGAAGGCGCGGAATGGTTTCCTTCCGATATAGAAGGCACGCACGACTATTGCGTTTCGCAAATTCGGGCGGGTTCACTAGATCAACATTACTTGGTGCGGGTGGTGTCGAATGATGAATAGCACCGAACGGCGGCTGCAACGCCGCGCACAAGAACGACGGCGGCGCGCCCTGCGCCGCTTCTTGAATGATTCCCTTCTGATCGTTCCAACCATGGCCCTTTATCTGGGCCTTGTTTTCGTTTTTATCTTGGAGTTGAGCAAGTAGCCGAAACGCGCCTCAGCGCGTCGTGCTGGGTTTGGTCGCCCAGTGCCTGACGATGGCAGACCACCACGAAACAAAAGAGAACGAAAATGATCAAAGAACCGACATCTATTGACGAAGCTTTGGCGCAAGCCTTAGCACTTGCCATAACAGCGCCGACAGAAAGAAAGAGCAAAGCCGCCATTGATTTGGCTGACACATTTGCCGCGCACATGTCGGTGGAGAGGGTCAAAGCGGCGCAGGTCGAATCGCTGCGGTTGGTAGAGTCTGCAATGGAGAGCGCCAATGCCTAGTTTTGACAATAAAGAGCAGTGTAATTCTTGCGGTGAGTATCACCACGAGCGAAGCATGGCGTTCGAGGAAAACCAAGCGCTTTGCTTCTCGTGCCAAGACGAGCGCGACCTAGAAGGCGCACAGTCATTTATGGCGCACCTCACCGATAGCGGCTATGAGATCATCCACACTGGTGGAGGTTGCACGGCCTTTGCCAAGCGGTTTGGTTCGTGTGAAGTGATGATCACTCAGGACGCAAGCCACGAAATCATCCCCGAATACATGTCTGACCTTGGCCTTGTTGTGGGCGTCTATCCTGATGACCTCGAAGGCCAACACCTATTCTTCGTCAATCCAACCCACACCAACTGGGACATGATCCGCGGCTTGATCCTGCAAGCTGAGAACGCGGCAAAAGCCCTTAACGCCATATCGGCGTGGCAGAAGGTCGAAGAATAAAGCCGTTTAGGGTAGGCACAGGCTAGAGCAGTCTAGGCACAGGCTAGTTTTTCCTAACCTGTGCCTTTTTTTTGCTTATGAATCAAGCACTTAGAGCAAAAGGCACAGGGGCACGGGTGGCACGGGTTGTTTTCCGGTTTGCTGGGGGGCCGCGTGCGCCCCCTGCGCGTGTAGCCAGTGGGCACGGTGGAACGGCTAAACTCTATTCTCTATATCTCTCCCCTTAGAATAAAGAGAATAAACCTGTGCCACCCGTGCCACCCCCCGCAAAGCCGCAACCCATAAGGGATTTTTAGGCACAGGGTGCTAAAAACCAACCCGTGCCCTACCCGTGCCTTTTGGCCTAGCCTGTGCCTTGGGTCGCGGCGCAAACCGACACGCCCTTTTTGACCTGCGCACCCCCTTTTAGGCTCATACCCCAATCGGGGTAGCGATCTGAGTTTTTTGCATTTTATCTTGCAGATTTTTTGGGTGTTTTTGAAAACTTAGCAAAAAAAAGCCCCTCTGAT